GCTGGAACAAACACACCGCCCGCCGTTGTTGCTTTGCCTTGATAAGGCATAACAAGTATCCTCCACCCAGTAGGTTGAGGAACACGCTCAAGTAATGATTTTTCTAGAAGGGAGGGGTCTAATACCTTTTCTTTGGTATCAACATACGCTTTGTTCAAAGATTTTTCTTCGTTCATTTTCTGCGCAACGTGGTCAGGAAGATATAAAGTCTTCGACATCGTCTACGTTTCCTTTTTCCAGCAGGGATTTAATTTCTTCTTTAGCGAAGGAAAGTCCCCGTATCTCTCCTACAGACATCTTGTACTGTTCCCAATCTTTAACAGCACCATTAGAAAGAGCAATACCTATATCGGATTGACGCTCTTCTATTTTCTTATATAGATATTTTGCCAAGTCGGCAACATCCATTATAAAATATCCTTATACTCTTCTTGTGATTCGGAAGTTAACGGTCCACCTTCTACCCACTCATCACATGTATTCTCAGTCATACACGAAAACTTTAAGTGTTGGCAATACCCAGTATCCCCAGATGTGTCTTCTATACATTCAAGGATCTCATCCGTTTGGTTATAGCTCCCGCAAGATCCACACGTTTCCGCAGTGTTAAACGCCGAGCCAGTGTTCGGTTCTCTATAGCCGTGGTCTTCAATAGCCACATCTCTGTTTTTAGCATTTAGTTCCTCATCTTGAGTAGGAAGAGGACAGCTAGGTCCGTCACCATCGTCGCTCGACATTTGATCGACCGGCATACCATCTGGCATAATGCTTATCATAATTGTTGGCATCGTTCTACTCCAATTTAGTAAGTTTTACCACGCTTGCTGTCGGACCGTACATCTGCAATACGAACTTCTCCACCACTGGAATAACCCATAGATGGGTCATCATCTGGCATCATTGATCCATCTGGCATCATGTGAGATTCTTTTTCTCCTCCCATACGAACTCCTTTTTCTCCTCCCATACGAACTCCTTTTTCTCCTCCCATACGAACGTCCCCTCCATGACCGAATCCTTCTACACCACGACCTTTTAAGATATCCTTCTTAGTAACTGCACCATCGCCTGTAAGATCTGGAAAGACTTTTCCTCCTCCCTTCATCTTTTTTTTCTTCAGTATCATTTTATTTTTTCCTCTTCTAGTTAACTATCAACAATTTCAAAATGTGGGGCATCAATAAAAGGTCTACGCCCCTGTGACCTACGAAGATCTACATATTCATTCATTAAATCTTCGGCGGAACCTTCCCAATCATTCAAGTTCTTATGCCATGCTGCACCCCAACGAATAGTAACTCCGAGTTCTCTCGCTGCTTCCTTCATAGCATCAGCTATCTCATCGTATAAATTGAGCTCCCATCGACCGCCATTGACATAAGCCATCAAATCAACCGCCAAACCCTCCAAGTGTTTACTCTTCATGGTTTGACTAGCTCCTTTAGCGACAAGAACTTCTTGTTCCTCAACTGTCCTCATACCGCATATTACGGAAAAATCTTGTTTAGTCGTGCCAATAGCCAACTCAACAACTTTTTGCATTTGATCGTTAACGCCCGTTAACTTTTCTTTGCTACTGTTTCCTAAACTATACATCACTTACCTTTCTTTTTTTTCAAGACCGTCTTCAAAGTCTTTGCTTGTTTCGCATGGCTCTTAGATGCTTTGTTTAATCCTTTAATAACTTTTTTTATTTTTGCTTGAGACATCTGTTACTTCCTTATTTTACTAGGCCCTTTGTTTTCTCGTAGCTCCTCAAACCGCCAATTCCAAGTAACGCTCCAAGGATCGGCAGTAACTCTGTAGTGCGTAGTTCCGGCATATCAACTATTGGATACCCTACCGCAGCAAATATAAAAGATATGAAGGGCTGCAGGATATACGAATAAAAAAGAGCCAAACTACAGCACCAACCGATTGAGGGTCGCCAGCCTCCTTGCCAGAATGACCCAGACTTTGCGTCAGCGAGATTTATTGCCAGTTGCCCTTTGGCTAATTCTTGAGCGTGATTATCCGCCATTGTTGCCAACTGGTGGGCTAACATACTCTTTTGATCTTTGTCCTCAAGCACCTTATCTAGCAACCCAGTAACAGGACCAATCAATGAAGTAACTAAACTCATCTGCTTATTCTTTGTCCAATATTTTCTTAGCCTTCATAGGCTCATACCAAATCTCATCCATCATTTCCGAAATCGAACCTGAACCTTCTTTAGGATATCCATCTTCATCATACTCTTCCCGTTCAATACGTTCTGATTCTTCCATCATCATCTGTTTACTCACGCTCATGTTGTACTCCTCTTTTAATTCTAAGATCGTCTAAACTTTTTTCTTTCTTCCCCCCATCGTACTCCCAAGCATACCCTCTGTAAACCATCTCTGTATTAATGTTTGTATCCCCGCAAAACAACCAGCCGAGCATCCTACCGTATTTAC